AATTATGTCAGAATCAGCATACAGCTTAGTGTCCGTGCCCCGCAAGAACAACAACGCGGGCCGCGCTACGGGCAAGAAAGGATACATCGTCATCTTCCGATGGGACGATGTGGCCACGTTCACCAAGGATGAGAAGGGCGTCAAGGTCACGGCCTTTGCATTAGCAGAAGGGAAGAAACCCATTGGCGTGTACGCCACGCAGAGTACCATCAACATCTACGACACCGCCGAGGGCGACCCCGACGCACGCGGCTTCATCCACCACGTGGACTTCGAGCATCCGGGCTCAGAAGTGGAGTTCAAGGAGTTCCTGAACAACAACGTCAACGAGAACCTGGGCGCCATCGTCATCAACTGTGCGGGCGACGACTGCAAGATTGCCGGAACGCCCTGCACGCCGCTCTCTTTCTCCACCGCCGAGGGACAGGACAACAACGAGGCCAACAAGACCACCGTCAACCTGGCCAGCACCCTGCGCGGCGACACGCTGGGAGTCATCGCCAAGTCGCTCATCCCGGTGACCGACAACGATGAAATCAACACCATCCTCGGACTGACCGGAACCGTACAAGAATCATCCCAGGGTGGCGGAGTCTGAATCTTTTTTAGTGGTTTGATAGATATCCGATCGGAGGGGCGCAGCCATATGGTTGCGCCTTTTTTGTCCTTTTCCGGCTTGCAATTGCAAATTACCTTTGCCGTGTAACAAAAAACAAATCGTATGAAAGAAGAAAAAAAAGAAAGTAGTGTCGCCACAGAAGAGCTGGCCGGCCAAATCGTAGAGAGTGAAGCTGCACCGGTGATACCAATGACGGTGAATCACACATCAGTCGTCATTCCCTACTGCAAGGAATTTGCACAGGGCAAGGAGTTGCTTTACGCCCTGCGTTCCTGGGATAAAAACTGCTGTTTCCCTGCCAACTTCGTTGTGATCGGCGACAAGGAAGACTGGTTTTACGAAATCCACTTCATCGAATGCCCGCGTGTGTCAGATAATCCGTCGGTGGATACCTATCACAAGCTGAAGGTTGCATTGGAGAGTGACCTGGTGACCGATGATTTCATTTGGACAAACGACGACATCTATGTGCTACAGCCCATAGACCTTTCGCACATCCAGCTCCCGAAGGTTCTCGGTCCGTTGGATACGTCCAAATACAAGGGATTTTACCGGGAAAACATGCAGCGTACTATCGATTGTCTGAAACAACTGGGAGCTGCCTGCCAGAACTACGGCACGCACACGCCGGTCATGTTCAATAAGGCGTCATGGTTGGGGCTGATTGCGAAGTTGGACGAACAGATAACGCAGGGCATGTTGTACACATCCATCTACTTCAACCTGCAACAGCCACAAGTGACGGCTGTCACGCTGGACTGGAGAAAAGACCCTTTCCTGCTGCCTGTAGTTTCTCAGAACCCGAGCACGGAAGTAGTCAAATCTCTCCTTCCGAAGATGTTCCTGAACAATGCCCGTTCCGGTTACTCGCCGTGGCTGGAGTCATTTCTGGATAAGGAGTTCCCGGCAAAATGCCTGTTCGAGCAGTGAAGAACTTCCTCCGTGCCGTCATTCAATGAAGAAGACACGGAGGGACCGTCCTTCCGCGAAGAGTTCCCCTTCCTGAATGAACCGGACTGCCCCATGGAGCTGGAGGCGCTTGCCTCCCGCAAGTTCAACCGCTATCATGCTTATGTGCGGTTACATCGCGAGCTGAAGGACTGCACTTCCTTGGAGCAGTGTGCCGATGTGAGTCGCCGGCTTATAGACAACTATCTGGACAACCGCATGATCTGGGATGAACTGAACTGGTACAAACTGCATCACACCCTGCTTGGCAAACATCCGGCCTTTGCCGAGTTCAACCGCCGCAAGGAGCTGCTGACGTTACCCATCAAAGAACTGCTGCAGCGCAAACGACAGGTGGAGATGAACATCTGGCGGGTGAAGTCGGAGATGAAGAAGGGCGACAAACCTCACCTCGACACTACACGCCGGGAGAGGCTGGCCGGGTATGAACGTGAACTGGAGGATATCAACCGACTGCTGGAATGAGCTACTATTTTTCACTCGATGATCTTCGCCGGGAGATGGCCGACTCGCACCTGTATTCGCGCAGGTTCGAAGAGATGCTGACCTTCAAACTGAACAACCTGAAGGAACTCTGTGGCCGACTTCCAGGGCCCCGTGAAGCCTTCTTCATCGAAACGAAGAAGAGCTTCACGGCCTTCACGTTCATTGTATATCTCATCAAGCATGCCGGACGTGTCCGCCATCTCTACATTGCCACCTATTCAACCAACGAACGCATCTTGAATGCCTTGCTTCGTTGGCGCGAAAGAGGTTTGATAGACAGCATCCATCTGCATGTGTCAGAGACACTCCAGTTCCGTATGCCGAAAATCTTCGCCCGGTTGGTCGAGCTCCATCACGCCGGTGTACTCACGCTGTCGTACTCCTGGAGTCACAAGAAAATTACCTGCCTCGACACCGAAGCGGGCTTCTTCGTGGTCGAAGGTTCCGGCAACTATGGGGAGAATGCGATGGAAGAACAATATGTTTTCTTACAAGACCGTAACGTATATGAGTTTCACAGCAGACGAATTGGTTAAATGGCGGGATGCTCCCGCCTGGTTCGACCGTATCGACATCGACGAATACGAGAGACTTGCCGGAATCGGTTACCGGCCCGAACAGATAGCCATGTACTACAACATACCGGAGGCAGACTTTCTGTGGTACTTCAACCTGGTAGGCAGCCCGCTGAAGTACCACTACGACCGTGGCCAGCTCCTGCAGTCAGCCAAAGAGGGCCTGTCCATGTCGGCTGCGGCGCAGACAGGCGAGAATGTCACCCAGGCGCAGCGCTTCGACAAGTTCCGCAAGGCTGCAGGTTACAAGAACTCGATTAATAAGATTTTTTTTGATGATATCGGATAATGGGAATGTTTGACCAATCGCACTTCGACGTGCTTCAGGATTACATCGCTTCAGGCTGTACGATGGAGCTGACGGACGAAGAGCTGAACTACTACAATGCGCTGTATGCCTTGGTGGGCATCAACCGGAAGTATGGCAAGGACAATGCCATCGCCTTCCTCATGCACGAACCGTTCAACATGGACCGGATGCGTGCCCGTCGCATGTACACCGAGGCTTTGAATCTGTTCTTCCTCAACGACGCCGTGGAGAACGACGCTCACCGCAACATTATATTCGACAATCTTCAGAAGGCCGCGCTGGCCGTACTTCAGAATGCCACGTGCGCCAAGGATATGGAAGTCTATGGTAACCTGCTCACACAGGCCGCCAAGATTAAGCAGCTGGACAAGCCCGACCCGGTCAAGCCAAAGGAGATTACCGAGAAGCCCATCAAGGTCTACGACCTCGACCCGACGGCGGTGGGATTGCCTATCGTAAGCCGCCATGTTCTAGGCCGTCAGATTGACTCCATGGACCTTCCCGAACGTGAGAAAAACCGCCTACGCCGCGATGCTAACATTGTAGATATCGATATAGAAGAGATGCTTGATGACACGGAAGAAAAAACTAAAGACTACGAATGACGTCGAGGTGCGCTACTCCAACTGGATGGCGCAGCTTATCACCCTCATGATGCCTTGGTCGCTCTACTGGGTAGCCGGTCGTGCCAGCGCCAAGACGGTACAGGTACTCTCCGAGCGTGTGCAGGAAGTGGTTCACGACTGCCCGGGCGCTCCCTTTGCGTGGGTGGCCGACACGTACAGCGACCTGCGCAAGAACATCATCCCGTCGCTTATCGACGGCCTCTCCATGCTGGGCTGGCAGATGGGCGTCCATTATGTTATCGACCAGGAACCGCCGCAAGCTTGGCGCGACCGCATGTACAACGTCAATACCAAGTGGACGGACACCATGACTTTCTTCACCGGCTTCAATTTTACCTTCATTTCGCTGGACAGGGCTTCCATCGGCGCCGGTCGCTCGTATGTCGGCGTTTTCGGCGACGAGGTAAAGTACTTCCCTGAGGAGAAATTCACCAACCTCCTGAAGGCTGTCCGCGGCTTTCGTGTGAAATATGGCAATAGTGTTTGGTACCGAAGCCGCACGCTCACCACCGACATGCCGAACCCCAACCACCTGGGCGAATACGACTGGATCTTGAAGCTCGCCAAACAGAACGACAAAAAACGCATCCTGCTGCTCATGCAGGTCAGCTTCGTGTACAATGATACCCGCCGCGAATACGTCGCCCGCCTGCAGCAATACGAAGAGCTGGCCGAGCAGGCCCGCACGGACGCATCCCTGCGCGCCAGGCTGCCCGAAGCGCACCGCACCATGGAACTGGCCAAGCGCACCATGGAGCGGTGGGAGAAGCGATGGATTGCAGCCCGCCGGAGCGTATCGTTCTTCTTCATATCCTCCAGCTACGTCAATGCCGACGTCCTGGGCGAAGACTGGTTCGCGGGCGAACTCGACGAAGGTCTCGAGGGGCTTGCCTGCAACGTGCTTTCCATAATCCCCAAGCTCGAGGCTACCGAAATGTTTTATTGTAACCTCACCCTGAAGAACTTCTATGCCGACGGCTTCCTCAACGAAGTTATCGAACGCCACCCCATCGGGTGGGAACAGGACTGCACCGTTCTGCGCTATCTCGATACCAGCCGCCCCATCGAGGCGGGCATGGATGCCGGAAACATGCTCTCCATGGTTTTCCTCCAGCAGACCGGGCATGTGGTTCGCGTGCTCAAAGAACTCTATACGCTGCCCCCACAGAGCGCGCGAGAACTGGCCGACAAGTTCATTGCCTACTTTCGTCCGCACAAGCGTAAGATCCTGAAGCTATACTACGACCGATCCATGAACAACTACAAGCGGGTGAACCAGGATATGGCCACCACTATCAAGAAGTACATCGAGTTCGATGCCGAGGGCCGGCGTACCGGCTGGCAGGTGCAGCTCATGTCGCTTGGGCAGGGCAATATCGGTAGCAACCTCGAGTATCGCTTCTTCATGGACTTGCTGGCCGGAAACCTGGAGCGCCAGCTGTTCGTGCTGCTCATCGACCAGTACAACTGCCCCAATCTCAAGAGCGAGATGGAGGTGACCCGTACCAAGGTCAAGGTAAACCAGTCCGACCAGTCGAAGATGGTGGTAAAAGAGAAGACGGGCGACAAGCTGCCAACCGCCCGCCTACCCAAGGAGAGTACCAACCTGACCGATGCCCTGAAGTATGCCATCCTACGCAAAGATACCATACGAGTATGGCAGCGAGGGCACAACATATCCGCCTCTTCCTTCATCTGATACGTTTTGTTATGTGTTGTGGTAGGCCCTTCCGTCCGTGAGGATAGCAGGGGTTTCCTCGTGTCTGGTTGCAACAGATATACGTGTGTGTTCAGAGGTAGGTGGAATTTGCCCCATAATGGGCGCGGCTTTGGCGCACCTCATTTTCTGTAAATATATTTCATCACATTTCCGACCGTTTTCGCCCTTGCAATCGCAAAAGGGGGGCGGCGCGGCACGGGCAGAGAATCCTTTCACTCCTCCCGCTAAGGCGGTCGGAGAGTGTGTTGTCTCTAATTTTCAGCGGATTAGATAATCCTGATTTTGAATGTATAGCAGAAAATGTACATTTATCACTTGTTTTCGTCCCGGTAAAGGATGTTTAATACAGGTTTATACAGGGAAATACATGGAATGATGCACGAAAAGACTTCATGGAGAAACGGCGTCCTACTTTTGTCGCGTCCGGTTCGCGAACGGTACAAAGTGTATCATTTTGTCAAATTTTAAATGGGAAACTATTATGGTAAATTATTCTTTAGCTTACATGAACAGCCAGCCCGGTAATCCCGACGGAAAGAAGAAGTACTACGCCAAAGCACAGGCCAGCGGTACGGTGACGATGGACGAAATGGCCGAAGAAATAGCCTACGCCACTTCGTTGACCGACGGCGATGTGCTCAACGTGACAAGGGCCCTTATCCGCCAACTCAACAAGAACCTGGCTGCCGGAAAGATTGTCAAGATGGAAAACTTCGGAAGTTTCCAGCTTCAGCTCCAGAGCGAGGGGACGGAAACGGAAAAAGCGTTCACGTCGGCCAATATTCTGGGGGCCCGCATCCAGTTCCGCCCTGGCAATACCATCAAGGCGGCTACCCGAACGGGCGATGGCGGGCTGACGTTCAAGCGGGTAGCCAAACTGGGCGATGCCCCGTTGTCTGACGACAATGAGGAAGATGATGGCGAACAGAACCAAAGTCCGCTTTAAATCTGCGGAACTATTTAGGGGTAGTCTTTGATTTACTTAGGGGTAGTCTGTCGGGTACCAGGTAGTAGCCCGCAGACTACCTATAAGAAGTCGGGCTTCCTCCAATGACCTTTTTTAACAGGATGACAGTTCCTAATTTTACACCAAAAACTATAAGACACACGTATGCCGAAAATCAAAGCAATTTATATGAGTGAATTGGCGCAGCGGTATTTTCCCCGGTCAACGCCCCGCAGTGCCATGTCGCAGCTTCACCGTTGGATAGACTTGAACACCGACTTGAAACAGCGGCTCAAGGATCTGCATTTCGCGCCGCGCCAGCGGGCACTGACCCCGCTCCAGCACGAGG